ATAAACAATACTCCATTTTCAAATGTTTCTTGGAGTGTATCATCTCCAACAACAATAGAGAAGTCTGGGCAGCCATTTGTCAATAGCTCAGTTCAGAAAATAACGTCTGGCACACAAGACGAAAATCTAATAGAAACAATTTCATTTTTCACAAACCCAATGGAGCCAATTGCTCTGTCATCACTAGACCCATCACAAGATACATTTTCGTTATCTTTTTACCTTAAGCCTCTGCACCCATTTACAGCGTCCATAGAGATTGGGTATTTTCTGGCATCACAGCCTGACCTAAGTGATGCTATTGTTGGAAACAAAGAAAGCTTTTCTAGTAGTGTATATAATGAGTGGTCAATGTATTCATCTATCTTCGATATACCAATAACAGATAAACTTAATATTCATCCATATATTACGGTGGCATATGTAAATCAAGAAGTTTTTGGTGGGGCATATATCCCGTCAGAGTATGCGTATGTCATTAATGGGTTAGCAATTGGACAGTCAATAGAGCAATCTTCAGCATCATCGCTTGGCGTTTCTGTTGCTACAAGCAATTTAACCGTAGCACAGCAAGCTTTGTTTGGTGCAACAAAATACGTTGAGGCAGACCAGTATGGGCTTGGTGAAAATAATGGTTTCTATCTGTCTGTTGGCAATAGACTGCTTGCAAAAAATACCTCTGTTCCAATGGCATATGGTTCATCCAACATCACAAAAATTTTGCCAAATCCAACATCTGGTAAGCCATCACTGGTAGTGCCAGGAAATGGAATGCTGTATTACTCTGGACGCTTTAATGCCTATACGTTTGAAACATGGCTCAGGATAGACTCTAGAACAGGCCAGTCTAGAAAGATACTTGGTCCAGTTGCTTCAGATCATGGACTATATGTAGATGGTCCATTCCTAAGGCTAAAGGTTGGTGACGCAGTAGGCTCACACTTTATTGGTGAATGGTACAGGCCAATGCTGATTGACATTAGAATAACACTAGATACAGCAAGCCTGCTGATCAACGGTGAGCAGGTAATCAGTATATCTTTTAGTACAGAAGACATGCAGTTGTCAGAAGTTGCTGGTGAAGATTACTGGGGATTCTATGCATACTCAGACGTTCCCAGCCTAGAGATTGACTGCCCAGCAGTTTATCCATATCCTGTTCCAGCAATTGTGGCTAAGCGTAGGTTTGGGTATGGTCAGGCAGTAGAGTCTCCAGATGGAGTTAACAAGTCTTTTGGTGCTACTACTGCATTTATCGATTATTCGGTTGCAGATTATACTAATAACTATCACTATCCAGATATGGGTAGGTGGAACCAGGGCATTGCTGAGAATATAGATACAGATGGACTAAGCCTATCCTCACCAGAGGTAGCCCTACCAGACTTTGTTTTTGAATCAGATTCATATAGTAATTGGTTTGCCTCTCAAGAATCAAATACGGATGAATATTTTTCTTTTGCATCATCTCCTGCATTCATAAGATTTAATGATTTGGTTATTTCTTCGCAGCCAACCAAGGGGGTATATCTAATATTCTCAGTGTCGTCATATAGTGAAGAGTCTAAAACCCTAATTAAACTTGTAAATAAGATAACTGGAGATGAGTTTAGAGTAGTGCTAACTACAGATACCGTTGACTACATTCTTAAGGTTAGGGGTCAGGAAACGGTAGTAGACACAAGGCAGGGAGTGATACTAAACTCTAAGACATTTGTAGGAGCATCGTTCGATCAGCTAGGGCAGGAATACGGAGGAGATGTCTTATCATTCTTTAATAGTGCATCTCAAATGCTTATGTTTGTTGCTGGTGACAATAGTTTTACAAATATGTTTGACGGAAAGATATTTAAGGTTGGTCTTTCTACAGAAAGAAATCTATCAAAGGTAATTGACTTTTTTACTATTGAGGAATCTTTTGGTGACGTTGACTCAGGATCAAGCGGAACGCTAGTATGGTTTAAAACACTAGATGGAGGTGTTCCATCATCGTTTGAGATTGGCGACATTTATGATCACATTGCAACATATACTCTAAGGTCATATCTAGACTACGGGGTATATTCTATTGATATAGATTGTGACTCATATTGGCAAGATTATATACCACTAAGCTACTTTGCACAATACGTAAAAAATATTTATGATGAAGACTATTATGATCTAGACTTCTTGCAGTTTAACATTGACTACCCAGTAGTACCAGCCTTTAGTCTGTCAGCATATGATACTAGTAAATCTCTTGTTCGCTCATATGTTAGCTTTCAGCTAGTAGAGTCTGGTGCCACAAAGCAGCTAAGCTCTTTTGCAGAAATCGCTGCAGCACCACAAAACTCTGTAGTAAATACAACAGCAGAAAAGTATACTTATGGCTGGATGGACACAGCCTTTGAGGTAGTAGACGGAATGATTATTTATCCACCAAGCGATGTTCCACTAACATCATATGCAGTTGTTACTCATATAGAGATGAAGGTACGTGGTGCAATAAAGAATAAGATAAATATTCGTAAGCTTCAGTATGCATCACAGACATACAATGACAATAATTCAAATCCAATTGGAACTAAGTTTAACGTACCACTGTATCCGTATCAAAAGTTGGGCGTGTACTTTGACTATAAATCAAGAAATCCATACAGAATTTATAAAGGAAGCACACCACATCTATACTTAACAAAAAAGAGCGGAATAGAAAAGGTTGGAGACTATGACCCACTAATCAACAGAGGATTCCTAGCAAGCGTAAATAACAAGAGTGCGGAATCGTATAAGGTAATTGGTGCTCAGATGTTTGCCTTCTATGGAAAAGATCAGTTTCAAAGTGGAGAGGTGAAGGCATTCGAATTAGAGTCTGACTACATATATGTTAAGGTGTTTATGCAGCCTGTAGGTCGTTCAAAAAAGAGGGCAAGGCTATATGCTTTAAATGCAAAGACTGGAGAGTTTCAGACTGGAGTGGCATTCTATATTAACGGCAAGCTTGTAAAGACCCCAACCATAAATGTTAACGAATGGACAGTAATTAGCATGAGATTCGCTGAGCCACTAAAGTTTGATAATTCGGTTGGTGCAATTAGAATAACTGGTCCAATCCTAGTGAACAGTATTTCTTATTATGAATCAAGCGGTGTTCAAGAGATAGAGCGTCAGTCATTCAGGATGTGGAACCAGGTAGCAGGTACTTCTTATGCATGGGACTACTGGACAAACAAGATAAATGATTTTGGGGATGCCTATCTGTGGAGAGATGTCCTAGTTCTATCCTCTACGCAGTATTACGGTGTTGACCCAGTAGACATCTATAAAGCATATACTGGAACAAACAAGATAGTGACTGGAGATAGCTCAACCATATATGTTGGTGGATTGCTAGAATATAACGTTACAAAAGAAATGTCTTGGTCATCAAGTATTGTAAAACCTCTATAATATGGTATACTGTTGGTTATGATACCACAAAAACCACGTATGCCTGGTCAAATTGGCGAAACAAAAGTACAGGTAATCGAAGAAAAGTTCTCAAACTATGGAACTTATGTTTGGATGAAGCCGAATGGAAAACCATTTACTGACGGAAGAGGCAATGCTCTATCTATTGAGGGCATGAGAGACGACAAGTCTAGAATCAAAGAATTGGCAGATGCAGCAAAGTACTGGGGGCAACCAGAAGGACGAGCTGTATTCTACCCAAACATGAAGAAGATCTCTGACGAAGAGCATTCTGAGCAGGTTGACAGAATGAAGCAGGGGCTTATTCCTAGCATGAATGATCTTGGTGCAGTGATAGCAGCCAAGAACACACTAAAGCTTTATGGAGATGAGTAATGTCTGAATACATCATTGGTGCAAGTTTAGATGAGCAGCTTGCAGAAGAGAACGCCTTTAAGCGTCAAGACCCATTCGCAAAGTCGTGGGATGATCTCAAAAATCTAAACGGATTAGATAAAAACTTTAAGCGTCGTTCTGACAGAATGGCAAAAGCATATGAAGAGCCAGTGCCAACCAATATTGACACAATGTCTACCGCATATCTTGCAGGTGCATCAGCTAGGTCATCTGGACTTGATGGTGCTCAAACAAAGCAGATTAATCCAGGCACGGTATACAACAATGGATATGGGCTATTTGATGTAATTACTCCACCATGGAACCTGTATGAGCTAGCAAACTACTATGACACATCGTTTGCTAATCACGCAGCTATTGACGCTAAGGTAGAAAATATTGTTGGACTTGGCTATGACTTCCACGTGTCTGATCGTACTCAGCTGAGACTAGAACAGCAAATGGAGTCAGATCAGCGTGATCGTGCTAGAAGCAGAATTGAAAGACTAAAGATTGAGCTACGTGATTGGCTTGAAAATCTAAACGATGACGACTCTTTTACCAATACTATGATGAAGTTCTTTACTGATGTTCAGGCAACTGGAAATGGGTATCTAGAAATTGGTAGAACAAGCTTTGGAAAGATTGGATATGTTGGTCATATCCCATCAACGACTATGCGTGTTCGTAGACTAAAGGATGGCTATGTGCAGATCATTGGTCAAAAGGTTGTATACTTCCGTAACTTTGGTGCAAAGAATGCAAATCCAGTAACAGCAGATCCACGCCCAAATGAAATTATTCACTATAAAGAGTACTCACCTCTGAACACTTACTATGGTGTTCCAGACATCATGTCAGCAATTTCATCGCTACATGGAGATCAGCTGGCTACTCAGTATAATATCGACTACTTTAGCAACAAAGCAGTGCCAAGATATGTTGTAACCCTAAAGGGTGCAAAGCTATCTGCAGAGGCAGAAGACAAGCTATTTAGATTCTTACAGACAAACCTTCGTGGTCAGTCTCACAGAACTCTATACATTCCGCTACCAGGAGACTCAGACACTAATAAGGTTGAGTTTGAGATGAAGCCTATTGAGAATGGGGTACAGGAAGCATCGTTTAATGAGTATCGTATTCGCAATAGAGAAGATATTCTTATTGCTCATCAGGTACCGCTATCAAAGATTGGTGGAGGAGACTCTTCTGCTATTGCTGCTGCACTTGCACAGGATCGTACATTCAAGGAGCAAGTAGCAAGACCAGCACAGCGTAATCTTGAGAAGATGCTAAACAAGATCATTCGTGAATACACAGATGTTGTAGAGCTAAAGTTCAATGAGCTAACTCTGACAGATGAGATTGCTCAGTCTCAGATTCTAGAGCGTTATGTAAAGACTCAGATTATGGTCCCTAATGAGGCACGTGAAATTCTTGGACTGCCACAGCGTCCAGACGGAGATGAGCCATTTGAGATGACATCTCGTCAGTCTGCAGATGCTAGGGCAAACACAGCTGGTAATCGACAGAGAGATGCAGAAAGAGTAAACAACAATTCCGATAGCACTTCTACTGTATCTGGAAGAAATGCACAAGGAGAAGGTGCATCTTCCGAATAACATCGTAATTGTATGTTATAATATTGTTATTCCTTTTAAAAAAGGTATATAATAAGGTTAGTATGACTATTTCAAAGGCTCAGTGGAACACAGAGGGAGACAATGTTCGTCTCTCAATGCCGTTCAGCAAAGTTGATCAAGAACGTAGAATCGTTTCTGGCTTTGCCACACTTGATAACGTAGACAAGCAGGCAGATATCGTTACCACTGAAGCATCTCTAAAAGCTTTTGCTAAGTTCCGTGGGAATATTCGTGAAATGCACCAGCCAATTTCTGTAGGCAAAATGGTTTCGTTCAAGGAAGAAAAGTACTTTGACCCAGAGAGCAAGAAGTTTTATACTGGCGTTTATGTTTCTGCATATGTTTCTAAGGGTGCCCAGGACACTTGGGAGAAGGTGCTAGATGGCACACTTTCTGGTTTCTCTATCGGTGGCCGTATGAACAAGTATGACGATATGTATGACGAAAAGATGGAAAAGACCATCCGTGTCATCAAGGAGTACGACCTAACAGAGCTTTCTCTAGTTGATAATCCAGCAAACCAGTTTGCAAATATCATGTCTATTGAAAAGGTAGATGGTGTTGAGATTGTAAAGGGTCTAGATACTGAGATTGAAAATGTTTTTTGGGATGACGAGAACGGAATTGTGACGGTATCAAAAGACGACTCCGCAATTAGCCCAATCTCTGGTAACCAAATGAAGAATATCGGATTTGTTGAAACAAACGATACAGAGAAATCAGATGTAATAAAGTTCTTAGTTGATAGTGCTAAAGGCATTAATCTTTCTAAGATGAACAAGGAGGAAGATCCTATGACTGAAACAACAGAAGATGTCGTTGCAACAGCTGACGACGTAGTAGTTGAAGATGCACAGGTCGCTCCAGAGGCAGATGCCGCAGTTGAGGATGTCGTAAAGGCAGACGAAGCTGAAGCTACCAAGGCAGAAGACATGGATGAAGACGACGTTAATGGCGATTCAGATCCTGAAGAGGAAATGGACAAGTCTGAAAACATGGAAGATAAGTCTTATGACGAAGAGAAGTCTGAGTCTGTAGACGAGGTAGCTGAGGTATCCAAAGCAGATGATGTAGTCGCTAATGCTATTGCTGAAATTCAGTCTGGCATTACATCAGCCTTTAGCGATCTATCAGCAGTAGTTAAGTCACTAAATGACGAAATTGCTGATCTAAAGAAGTCACTTGGAGTGATTACAGCTGACGTTGCTTCTGTAAAGAACGATGTCACTACCACAAAGAGTGAACTAAATGAATTTGGAAAGGGACTGGATGCAGTAGCTGCAGACACCGCTTTCCGCAAGTCTGGCGATCTTGGCGAGATCGTTCAGGAAACTCAGATAGAAAAATCTGAGCAATCCCTATGGGGCGGTCGTTTCCTCAAAACTGCCGACTTATTTCGATAAGCATATCACTTAGGAGGTGACAATATGTCGGAAGAGATTATTAAAAACAATCCAGACGCACTAGGTGCTGACAGCGGTCTTTACAATGGTGAAGGTGCTTTTGCTTCTGGTGGCGTTGGAGGTGTAACTGATCCAGGTGCAAGCACTCTGGGAAACATTCCAACAGCTAACTTTGGTGTAACCACTGGTCCAAACGCTGTGAACCCTTCTGGTGATGCAGGTAGCGGTATCCTTCGCCCTGAACAGGCAC